CCTACTGAAAATTCCTCATCTATCCCCACTCTCTGCTGATTGGCCTCCATATGATCGGGCCGCGAGTTAGGAGCGAATGCCGACAGCCACACTTTATCATGAGGTATACTGGAGGCTTTTATACCCTCCATGCTTCCCCAATTTGATGCCCTGTTGACCTCTGTGCGCACTATCCTCTCGGTACGATAATACTTCGCCTCATGCCATGCGCTCTGTATTCGGTCCCGGAGCATTGTCTGCGCCGCCCCTGGTCCTATGCCCTGCTCGCCTATCTCCTTAACAAGGTCGCGGATCAGCTTTTCTAAAAACTCCTTCGAGGTATCCCCCAGAGCCGTTATCGTCCATGCCATCTCGTTTTCCAGGTATTTAGTTATATTTTCCTGCATAATACTTTCAAAGATCTCCTCTTCATCTTTACTCTTTTCCACTCCGCGCCACTGTGTTACAGCAAAGTCCAGGGCTGTAGACATATAAAGCCTTTTGTATGCATCTTCCAGGGGTGCCATGTCTAACGGTGGCACCTCAGTATTCTGTATGTCCACATACTTAGGCAGGGCATCATATAGCGGCTGGATATGCCTGTCCAAAGCTTTAATAAATAAGGGCTTCATCTTACTACGATAGGCAGCCCGCCGCCGGTCGATAGCCATCCATAACCGGGAACTCATTTCAATGAACCTAAAATTTTACCGTCTTCGTCTCGAGAATAAGCCTTTTAGCCTGATAACCTGTTAAGTTATCGGCTGTTATGCTCTCCGAGCAGTCAGCTTTCTGGCGATCCAATATTGCCAGTACCTGTTTTGCGGTGTATGTCTTTTCTTTTTTCTCTTCCATCACATTGCGTTTAGTATATTATTACGGATATAAAATTTATCACTCTTACCACTATCATCATCCTGAAAATCCATAGGCAATCTGTTGGCTGCTATATAGCGGCGCTGCATCTCCGGTAACCCCGTGGGTTCCTCACCCATCATTTCAAGATACCCGTCCCCTGTGATCACTCCATCATTCCACATTAGTGACACCCATTTACTCTTTTCCCCCTTGTCCTCTTGCAAAGCTTCGATACCCGAGAAGTCCGGTTTAAGGATGATCTCCCCGTAAGGCTTTAAAATTGTATTAAAACCATCACAGAAAGTGTTTATGTCAGGAATGATCCTATTGGTATATATAGCCTTTTGTGCTTCCCCCATATTCTTGTATGTCGCGGCCTCCTTATCATTAAAGAGCACCGAGGGTACACTCATGATATTACAAAATACCCTGCGCCCATGTTCATTCATGGGGATGATCTCCAGCTCTTTGAAGTTATCAAAGCCTATCTTTTGCGCTCCCACCTTACCTACTGTGAATACCGGGATCTGCATATTATCGGGACCCTGATGGTCACTTATCCAGCGTTTACGGAACTTCTTCGATTGTTCGTCACTCGTCCCGCCTATGTCATTTTCGGGTGTCTCCTTGTATATGATCGTAGAGGGGTGCCCTTTCTTGTAGGTCTTAGCTACAACCTCATAGCCTGCATTCTGTGCGTTGATAATGTCACGAGCTACCTTGATAGGACTCTGACCCATGAAGTTCTTTCCCTGATCATAAGTTAGTGTGGGCGCGAATCTCTCATGCCATATATCTACAGGATCAATTTTGTAGCTCTGGTTAATGTCAAGGGTGTACTTGCCTATAGGCTGCCGCCATCCTTTGGATTCGATATTGATGTTCTGCGTGGGCAGGACGATAAGCCCGTCATTGTTTATCTTGCCGCTGTTCAGTCCTGTAGATAGTTTGGGAGCATATGTTATCATGTTCCCCGAGACATACGCCGAGATGATCCAGTGCTTTCTAAATTCATTCCATGTCTGATAATAATTGGTCTGCCCAAAGAAGCGGTTTATTTCGGGATCGTCAACGGGTTCGTACCTGTCACCTTTAAGGATCATAGGGATGAGGGGAATGCCTGCGAACATACCTGCTAACTTGCTTATGATAGAAAACAGGTCCGGATTGCCCTCATATCCCTCTTTGACATAATCCTTTATCTTTGAATCTTTGCCCAGGGGCATGCCCTCGTGGATGAAATCATAGAGAGCCTCAAATGCTTCATTGCGCTGTGTGACCTTAAATTCATACTGCGCGATCATCCCTTTAAGGCTGTCGATCTCTTTTCTGTATTTTTTTGTTCCAAACATTTATGCCCAATCGTTTGTATTTACCTGTTGTTTAAGCATTAGGTCAGTAAAAGCCCATACCAGGGCATCAAGTCTGCCAGGGGAAAACGAACCCATACCATCCCATGTTGTTAGTTCATCTTCGAGCTTGGAAAAGGTGCCAACGTGTTTAATCCTGCCTTGCTCGTAGAGTGCTGCAACAGGTTCGGCTCTTATGATTTTCCCTCGTGTGGCGTGGACAGCTCTGTATGACACACTTTTATCAACTATTCTAATGTTCACCTCCACCAGGTCTCCTCCGTTATTTACTTCTGCAATGATCCTGTCAGCATTGTACTTATAGTAATTGTGTATTGCCCTGCCCGCCCAATCGTTTGGTGTGAAAATCCCGGAAGCATCATTAAGGACATATCCAACGTCATCAATACCTAATCCTCCAACAAGTATCCCCGTTTCATCACTATCTTTATTTGCCGTCACTGCCGGGTCTATGGCTACTACTACTCTTTTGAAATCAGGGTGGTTATTTACGTGGCTATCTTCAATCATCTTGCGCGTCCACAATGCCCCCTCTACATCTTCAAGGATTTCCGCATTAAGCTCCTGTCGTCCTATGCGTGTACCTTCGTATTTCTTTATGATTGTCTGAAACCATGTTTCCGCAAGGTTGCCTCTATTCTCGTAGGTCGTCCCTCTGGTTACTATGGTGTGCGGGGCCTTTACAAGCTCACGTATGAGCTTTGTTGGTCGTGGGGTGGTAGTTATTATGGCCTGTGGATGATCACCTAATCTGAGGGCCATCTGTGCCATATCCCATGTCTCACGGTCATACTTCCATGCCGCTAACTCATCACCCCATAGCTTATAGAATTGCGGTCCCCGGAGCCTGTCAGGTTCTTCAGCGGAGAATAACTTGCATACCGCTCCATTCTTGAATGTCAACTTTCTTTTGGATGGCTCGTAAAGTGGTTTATCCCATGGTGGTGATTTGGCAAGTATGCCGGATTCCCCCTCTATCATGATGTCCCGAACATCTGCCGCTGTTGCTCCTATGAATCCAATCATAGGATTGTTCTCTTTCCACTCCCTGACGGCCTCTACTCCGGCCCTTGTTTTCCCGAACCCCCTGCCTGCCTGTATTATCCAGATGTTCCAATCCCCTTCGGGAAGGCGTTGCTTCTCTCTGGCATGTAAAGACCATCGGTATTGTGCGACATCTAATAAACTACCAAGCTCAGCCTTCTGATCCTGACTTAGTGAGTTTATTGATTCTACTGATAAGTTCATCATCAGAGATATCAGAATAATTAATATCATGCGTTATTTGTCTATTGTCCGTCCAGCCTAAATTCTTGAGCGCGAAGATTGATCCCGTCTGTACTCCCCCTTTGTCGGAGCGTAAACTTAATTCATAGCTATTCTCAATTAGTAATCTCGCACGTTTTATAGTGTAAGAAAAATCTTCTCTTTTTTCAACGTCATAGAATGATTGTCGCGACTCGAACCCACAATGGTAACAGAGCCCGGAGATAGTCAGTGGTTTGCTTGTTAATTCAGTGGTAGCAATGTATTCCTGAATTTTTTTTTCGAGTTCTTTAGGGTTCTTGTATTTCGGGGGACGACCTATCATTGTACTATTTTGATACAAAACTATATATCTATATTTGTAGATATGTTGATATATGTATTATTGTTTATGTTTTTTGTGCTAAGGTATCATAATGGTATATGTGTTCATATATAGATAGCTGCATATGTTAAATCTCAATAAACTTTTATCCCTGAACTTTCAAGACTCCCCGCCTGTTCCCTGAGCCTATTGTAGGTGTTGGTTACACTTCTGCACCAACTTTAACAGAATGAATGGCTATTCAGGTCGCATGTTGCAGTTTGGGCAGAGCATGCACTTTGGAAACCATTCGTCGGTTCGTCTGCGCCTCTTTTCTTTTACCTGGGTTTTTTATAAGGTTCCCAGCTAATAACCGGCGCATTGTATTTATACGATACAAAATGTAGCGTAATGATACAAATGTAGCATAATTTTTACAGAAAGTCAAATGATATTTCTTAATAGGGAAATTAGAACGGAGTATCCTGGGTGTGGAATAGAAAGTTTATATCCCTGGAAGTAGTGGGTTCTCATACATTAAGTATGCTGACATTAATTACAATTGGTATCCCTGGCGTAAGTTTCATACGCAGTCTTTGGTAGCAGTTCACCTTAACTTTTAAACCTCTGATAAAATTTATCTCAAATGAGCTTCCGGGTCAGATGTTGCTCTACAGCATTGCATCCACTTTTTGTTATCAGGTAATTAATATCCCTCTTAGCTCATTCAATCTTGTTTTTTGTTGAGGTTACAAGCTGAAAACCAAAGAGGTATATATTAAAAAAAGCCTTGAATATCATGCTGCTGGTCACAATAAACAAGGCTTTCTGGCTCTTAACCTGCCACCTTAACAAAATCTTATCATATCCAGCAGTAGTTTATTTCATAGAACTACCACAAATATAATACATTTTATTTTGAATGTCAAATAAAAAAGGGCAGCCCGGTCCGCACCCACCTTGCGTATTCGGTGTTTTCCCCCTATCGCCATAGGTTCATTGTGGCTGATACCTAACCAGGTTTTTGTGTATCATTTAACGGAAAATCCCTATACTTACGATTATAGTCCATCTGCCCTTGATATAAAGATACAAAAAAAAGGGGAGGTTTCCGCCTTGCAGTCCTCCCCTCCCGGACTTTACTATTACCTCTACTGGATCAAGTCCTATTCTGGATGGCTTCTGGATCCACTAATCTCTTGCAAGCCTTTAATGAATTCATCCAATTTTTTCCCATATTCATTACGATCCATCTCCATCTTTTCATATGTTTTTTGCCTTTGTACAAAAACTTGAGTACACAAATCATGAATAACTTTATTCTGTTCATGTACATCTAATCCATGCAGTTTTTCATAAACTCCTTCAACAAATTTTCCTACATCATCTGATAATTTTTCCATTTTAATTTAATTTAATGAGAATTAATAATAATTAGTCTATAAATCCGATTATTTTAAGCGTATTCATATCACAGAGTATCGGCATTTTTTCACCCTCAATATACACCGGGACTTTGCCGTTAATTTTCCCATCTGAATGAAGGGTCCTGCCTTTCAATCCTTTTTTTGTTATAACGAGATATCCTGGATTTCTCATATTTCAAAATCTATTGACGATTCAATGATTTCATATGCTTCCATCCTTTATTTAATTTAATAGTTGATATTTGAACTTGCGAAACATTAAATATCCTACCTAATTCTTTTTGTGTTAAATTATTACATTTTCTTATAACTCTAACTTGAAATTCATTTAGTTTTAATTCCGGATGATTTTCTCTTTTATAATTTCTTAATCCGATCAAATATGCATGATGTTGATTTTCCGATCTTGTACACCATTCCAAGTTTGTTGCAAAATTATTCGTTTTAATTCCGTCTTTATGATTTACTTCCGATTTATTTTCTGAATTTGAAATAAATGCTTTTGCAACTAATCTGGAAATTTGATAATTTGTTTGATTACCTTTCTTACATAATAATCCATTGTAATATCCAGATGATGATTTTCTGGATCTTAGTATTCGCCCCCTATATGTTAATAATACCCCATCCTTACGAATTACTAATCTATTTAAACTTTTTACTCTTCCATAATTTGATACTTGATATGATCCTTCGTATCCTTCAATATCTTTCCATATTTCCATAATAATAAAACCAGGCGAAGGGTGTTGAATGGTTGCAATACAGAAACCACCGCACTCGTTTCCGAAATGCGACCCATGCCTGGAGTTTTTTAATGATTGTACATTGTATTGCATTTGATTCAACAATACAAATATAGTTAAAATTAATGTCATAATTAGCGTTTCATTTAATTTAATATATACCTAATCCGCTTTCGATTTCTTGATCGTCTCCGTGAATTAAACCATCTTCATTAAATATATTTTCGCAAATACAATCTTCCCATCGTTCACCGCAACAAGGGCAATAATCCTTATTTGTTTTCGCAATCTTTTTATATTTTTTCATGATTGAAATAATTTTGAAGTAACTCTTTTATCTTTTTGGTATTGCGTAATGTTTCCATATGGACCGGACTGTTCTGTTCGTTGCTGAAGTTTTCCATTTTGCGTAATCCCATTATAGTATCAATGAAACCCACCAAAATATATATCACCAATGCAGCAATGACCAATAGTACATAATGAATAGCCTTCAATTCAACCCCTGCTGTTTGCAGAAAGATTGCCAGTATCAATGCTGAATTTGCAATGCCAACATATTTCCTGCCGCGTTCCATATACGCCAACAGCCTGCCTAATCTTTTCATTTGGTTCTGTATTTTTTTATCAATTCAGCCCATGCCTTTAATAGATTTAAAAAAAAGTACCTGTTCCTGCCATGTTTCAATAGAAACACTGTCCAGAAAAATGGGTTGTTTACGCTTCGAGCAGACCATGGGTTTTTGTTTTTAGGATGTTCAATGTGACGTACCTGCGTGCTCATTGTCTTAACGGCCATTCCCTTCTTTATCATCCTGATCCCGAAATCGTAGTCAGAAAGATAGTGTGGCGGTAATTTTGAAAACCCACCTGAATTAATAAAATCAGGAGCCGTCATAAAAAATGTGCGCCCTGGGAAAGTGTCTATGCGACCACCCTTGGTTATCTTTTTTGTTTTCCAATCAATCTGTATTCCATATCCATCAGGAATTAATATTTCATTCTTCCTTACTTTGGCACCTTCGGTCAATAAATAATCCCCAAACATTATATCATTATTCATAATGCAAATAACATCTTCATCAGTCAATCCCCGGTATGTTTTGATTTGCTTCAGGAAGAAATTGCAGGCACTGGACCAGTAACCGCCTAGTTCTTTGCGGTTATACTTCATCAGCATAAATTCTGCAAACTGATTATCAAGGCAGTTCTGAAAATAATCATTCCACTTATCGTAATACGGCACGAATACAAAAATCATTTTTGAGGGGTTGAATGACATTTGATATAAATTGTCCTGACTTTAATACGATATGTTGACAGCCCTTCTGATTAACCATTTCCGCTAACCACTGAGACCAGTTATTTTTTAATAAGTCCACAAACTCAGGATTGTCCCCCCTTTCTGTGAAGCGGTTCAGATACTCATCTTTTAATGTAAAATGAGGATATATGAGGATAAATTCTATTCCCTCAGTCAATAATGCTTCCCTGACCTCCTTGTGACTACTCACAAAAATAATTTCATCTTTCCCTAGATGTGCTTTTATGTGTCGCATATAATTATTGGGGAAATTGGACTTGTCGAATTTACTACTGTCACTATCCAATATGGATTTATGTAAATTATGGGCATACGTTTTCCCTGTACCGGGGAATGCTGAATATACTTCTGTTCTCATAATTTTATTTTTTGTACATATTTATACATCCCATCCACATCCTTAGTGTGCGGGGCGTTGATGGTTCAAATATTATCGAATTGTCGGTTTCCTTAAACCACTTTTCGGTAAAATATTCTTTTACTCTTGTGTGCTTTTTGTTCACGGCACCGATCTGCTGAGTAACAACCAGGAATCCATTATCCCGTAGAAGTTCTGCATTCTCGTAGAACTTATCTCCCCTGCCGAGCTTCTGTTCCTGCTTCTCGTGATAAGTGGCCATTAAAATAAGCCTGTGGTGTGGCTTAATGCCAATGAATGCTTCTGGATTGAATAGGTTTGTCTGCAATAGGACATGGTGCCCTTTCTTAACTAGATAATTTATAAGAGGGACAATATCGGAATACAGCGACGGTTCCCCTCCTGAAATATAAACAGCACTAAGCCAGAGCGGGAATCGTTCTAAGAATATTTTCCATTCTTCAAAAGTACATTCCTCATATTTCTTCGGCTCCCCGTAGATGAACATAGGGCAATAATCACAGTGGTATGGACATTTTATCGTTGTCACTATGGTACACCTGGCTCCGCGGCTCATCAACCATCCCCTCTTCTTGAATTCCCTCAGGGTCCAGAAAAATAACCGTCTTCTGTTTTTATCTGTTTTCATTCTTGTTGGGTTGAGGGGTTAAATCTTTAAAGTTCTTTCACATTGAGTAACTGCCCAGTCAATTTTATCATCTTCTATATTATCAACAACTTCATTTATTCCCAATTCAAGATTATTATGGCTGTACATTCTTTTAAAAAGATACTGTTGCCCTTCATTGCATTGATTGAGTAATTCTTTCAAATATTGCTTTGCTTGATTTTGTAATGTTTCGTTTTTCATAATTTTTATTTATTATCTGTAAGTAAGGGAGCCTTTAATATTGCATCCTTAATTTCAATAGATGTTTTGGTGCGATTAATTGAATAAACTGCTCTGTCCCTGTTCCTCTGCTCCTTGCAGATGCGCTCGGTATAGGAAAGGATTAGATTTCTTGCAGTATCGACAGCGGAAATGGTTCCGCAATACCTTGCAATATTTTCTAATAGCCGTTCCGCTTCTTTTTGTACATCCCATCTCTCAGCTTCTTGCTGGCGGTCTAATGAGTTTCTTGATTTGTGCATTGGTTATTTATTTAGTGAGGTTAATACACTGCTCTCCAACTTACTATTTCACGCTGCCCGTTGTCAAGAAACTCTATCTGAATGCTTCCCATTTTACCTCTTGCTATTATCTTGCATTCCCTTCCTTTCATTGTAGCACGTTTTTCATTATTTCCCCAGCGGTATTTCATTGTTCTTTATTTATTGAGATTAATTTTCTTCTGGTTTTTTAAAGTCTGTTCCAAAGTTTTTATTGGCCCAATCAATATGTTCACTTGAATGACTGATACCCATGCGAAGATTCTGTAATTCTTTACGTAAGTTCTCTGCATCCTTCATGGCAAATGCTTCTATTTCCTGAGCATTTTTATATAATAACTGGCTGTGTTCGTAATTCTGAATCAATAGCTTTACAGACTTGCGGAATCTCCACTGTCTGAAATGTTCTGGCACTCGCTTATAATACCATCGTCTAAATGCTTTCATCTTATCTCTGTTATTATTCGTTTTGCGATTTAATCCAATCTTCTACCCAATCTTCCAACGTGTTAATATGCGCTTTATCTGACTTATCTTGTATATAATCACAGATCGCATCTGTTATCTGTTTCTTTGCGTAGGATTCCAAAGCAGCCTTAATACTTTCTCTCATGCTTCTGACATTGCCCTTATCATATTGATATGCCAAATATTCAATATAATCTAATAATTCTTTTTTTGCTTTCATTGGTTAATTATTTATTAAGGTTGATATAATTTTGTATATAAATATTTTCCGCCTTCTTTAATACCTCCTCTTTTGTATCACCATAATCAAACAAACCAGAATATTTATTCTCACTATACCCTATTTTCATTCCGCTCACAGTTCTGTTGGTTGTAGTTACCGAATAGATGCTTATTTGATTTCTGCCACGCCTGCGTAATCTTTTTAAAAGTTTTGTTTTCATATCAATCAATATTAGTTATTTTAACTGTCTTCCCTTTGATAAATGTAGTTAAGATTTAAATTAGAATAAATCTTTATTATATAGCATAGTTATCATCTTATCTGCATTGCGCATTGTTGAAATGACTTCTTTCTTAACCTGAAGCCTGAGAGCCTTCATTGCCCTCATAGTTTCCTTGCGGTTCTCTACCGGAAGAGATTCACAGATTTCATGTAGTAGTGCTGTGCTTTTCATGTTTTTATATATCAGAATATTTCCATTTAAAACCCCCTGCCGTTTCAACTACTCCTCTGGCCGCTTTGCTTATTCCTGATTTCTGTACACCAACCGCATGAGCCGCAAGAGTTACACTATCATATAATTTAATGGGCTGGCCGATAAGGTTTAATTGGATTACTTTTCTTTTGTAGTTGCCGCGGATGCTTTTGCGCCCGTCATCGAACCCTAAACCGTACACCATATCAAAGGCATTTATTATGTTCTGTGTTCTCTCTTCTGGTGAAATGTCAAGGCCAAACTTCAACTCATCGGCTATCCTGTTTAGCGCTTCAATTTTTTCCATTGCATTTCTCTTTATAGTATTTCTCGATATCGTTAATTTGGTATTGTATTAACTTCTCATTACTCTGGAGTAACTTTATTATTACCATATTATGTGAACCGGGCGAAGGTTGTTCAATGGTTGCCATGTAGGAACCACCGCATTCATTTCTGAGATGCGAACCTTGCCCGGAATTATTGTCTGTTTGTATTAACATGGCATTTGATTGAACAAAGTAAATATACGATTATTTTTTGTTTTTGATTCGATTTCCCTTATTTTTTTTCGCAGCGTTTTCAAAAATGGCTTTTTCCATGCGGTTCATCTTCTGGATCCGAGGTTTAACCAGAATAAGGATAAGGACTCCGACAATAAGACAAGCTAATATTATGATCTTCATTTTAGGTGTTTATTTGTTTATCCAGTCGGAGTGATGTTCACTAATCGGTTTTAGACTTTTGGCATAATCGCTAAGTTCAACATCAATATAGTGTGCAAACTCAATGGCATGATGCTTTGCGTAAAACTTCATTAGGTCTATTGTGAGGGTCGCTGAAACCGTTTGGCTCCCCTCTGGTAGATCATTGAATTTCTGTTCTAATATTTCTTCGAATGTTTCTTCTGCTGTTTTCATTGATTAAATTTTAATGTATTTTATGTTTCATCCTTTTTCTCTTTGGGCATCTCATCAACTATCTTGCTCATTCCACGAGCAATGTTTATTGTTGCATCTCGGATGTTCTGAAAAGCTAACCCGAAGTCCAGGTCATAGCTCTTGAGTTTATTGGCTACATTAAACAGGTCCATGTTTATTTCTGTGAGTCCCTTTATTACGTCTATCGGCTTTTTATTTTCCATGAGTTTTATTTTTTAGGTTTATGCTTTAACCACCATCTCCACCCTCTCTCTGAACGCTTAACATCTCCTGAGTTCCAGTGTATAGTTTTCCATTTTACTTTCATTGATTAGGATATTAAATTAGTAACTGATTAGCTTCTTTCGCTCCTGTATTTATGGCATCAATTTCCTTGAGTCGTTTTAATACCTGTACTCTTGTCTGCTTATCAACCTTACCGCTTTTATAAGACATTAAAATTTCATCAATCATTCCTGGCCTCCAAAACAAAAGACCTATTCCTTCTCTCATAATCTTTAATACCGCATGGTTGGGAATTAGCGCACCCGCAGAAATACAGATATAGGAATAATCAGCCCACTTCAAATGATCTTTCGCTTGTTGTAGGACCGCAGTATGATCACCTAATTTGCATTCTATATTAAATACTTTTTTATCTGTTACTTTAATTATTATATCTGATATTCTGCCAACTTCGGGTATACGAACCTCATTATAAACTACATGTTTTATCAGTTCCCTGAAGTATATGTTATTTGCATTTTTATAGAATGTTATTTTGTCTTGAAAAAATTGCGTAACCTCCCGTTGCATTTCATATTCTCCAACATCTCTATATGTTCTGAGTGGAATAAGGTTCATTGATTAGGTGTTCTTCAATTTAATTTGTTCTTTAAGCATCCTATTTTCTATCCGAAGTTCAGCGTTCTCAATTTTCAATTCCATCGCTTTACCTAAAAGCTCAACTAATGATTCAGATACTTTTTGCGTTTTTGGCTTCATCTTATTAGTTGTTACAAGTTAAAATCGTTTATTATGTAAATTATATCTTCGGGTATTGTCCCTAATCTGGAGGAGTGGTCCATTATCTTAACTGTTTTGTCGAATGATCCGACTTTCTTATACACCTTAAAAACCTGTCTCTCGGTGTAAATCGTTGTTTTAGATATGGCTTTTATAATCTCCTTTTGTTGTTCTGTTAGTTTATTCATTTGATAAGTGTTTGTTACTATTTAAAAGATAATGTTATTACGCCTGTGATTCATTCAATCCGAAAGTATTACAACTCTGCCTTAGCTTATTTATCGGGTATATATATCACCACCCTTGACGCTCGTTTCACGCTATGTACACTTGTGATTAGATTGCACTGATTTTCGACAATCCCGAATAATAACATCATCTTATTAATTATTATGGGTGAATTATTTTAGCCAATTCCCAGCTTGTTTTAAATCCGAATCTCGTCTTCCATAAATGTGGTTTCTTAAATGGGTGCCACAGATTTTTAGTATGGCTGTTAGGAAATAGGTAGTCATTCTGCGTACCAAAAAAAGAGAGAAATTCCATTATTCGTTTTATGTGTTTCATTGATTAGTTATTAAAAATATCAATACTCCGATTATTCCAATAAGTGATACTACCATAATTATGACCATCACTGATTCAGGTTCAAAAGCCTTCCGCAAGATTCTTTTCCTACGGAGACGGCGGATAACTTTAGATGTGTTAATGTCCATCATTTACCGATTATATGAGTTACAACTTTATCGATCAGGATACTAACATCGGAATACATTTTTTTATAGCCAGCGGATTTGAATTCATATTTTGTTTTCAGAGATTCCAGGTCCTCAATCAAATCAATGACCTTTTCGGCATCACCCTTTTTGAGTTCGGACTCCAATGCCTCTGTCTTTTGCCGCTCGATGCGTTCCTCCTCATCCTTTTTGTCCTGCAGCTCCTTTGCTAGCCGTTCCCGTTCAGCTCGCTCGCTTGCAATTTTGGCGTCGTTTTCAATCCTAAGTTTTTCCTCTGCATCCCTGCGTTTTTTCTCATCTGCCAGCCGCTTGCGCTCTTTTGCTTCCGCTTCCTTTTTTAGGCGTTCATTATCTTTTCTGATCTGCTCTTGCTTCGCCTGATAATCAGATTTCTTTCCCCTGGCATCCGCTAATAAGCCGGCATAAACTTTCTGGTCCATCTTTCCCCAGTCATTGTCTTCATAATTTTCTATGAACTCATGTAGTGGCGATACCTCTAATGTTCGACTGCGATGCAATGCCTGCTCGATTTCCCTTTGTTTGCGCTCCTCTTCGGCATCCTTTTCAGCCTGTATCTTGGCCTGGTGGGTCAGCTCAACACCGGAAATATAATTATCCCAAACCTCTGGTTCCATTGCGCCCAGGTTCACGGGAATGAAGTCAGCGCCATATTTTTCAAGTTCGGCAACCCTTTTGTTTTGTAGATCATTAATTCGCTTTTCCTCAAGGATCTCATAATGACGTTCGATTGATGAGAGTTTCCCTTCAATCCCTTCTGATGCCATGAGCTGCGCATTTTTCCATCCATCAACAAACCGGCCGCCCTGCAAGTAGAACTGTTTTAGCTTGCGATGTATCTCAGCGGTACCAGTCCGGACCCTTACATATTTCAGGCGCAATGCCCGTGCTTCGCCGCATACTTCTTTTGATATTTTTCTGGCAGCAATATCATTAAATTCATTTTCAAGCTCAACCATCTTGTCCAGCATAGGTTGAAAGAGGTCAGAAATTTCCTTTGCCTTTGATTCCTCAAGGCCGTAATCCTTTGCATTAATTTTTACTAATTCGCTCATTGTTTTGATGTGTTAATTATGGTTAAAGATCGTATAATGGATCCGTTTCATTTGTCACCGGGATGTCTTCTATTTCAATTCCTACCTCAGTATCACCACGAAGTAAGGCTATGAGATTGGGAAAATTCTTTTTCATATACTCCGCACCGTTAGCCTTTTTTAATCCCGAAAGTGAGCTATGTCCTATCTGCCCGAAATCTGAATATCGCTTTTTATTTACCTCAAATGTAGAGGCAATACATTCGTTTCGGTTTGTGACGTAAAGTTTATTAGCGTCAAAATCTTTATGCCGGTGCCTTCTCATACCATACACCCGGAACCATTTATCAAATAATTCCTGTGAACTGAAATTTATAATCGGCTCCATCGCCTCCGGTTTGTCAGAAAAATTGAATTCATATCCAAGCGAACCTAAATCAAATAAATTCATTAAATCTTTAAGGACATATCCTGGTTTATATCTTTTGACAAGTCTAACAAATGTAATGAGTTCAGAAATTGTACATTCATCTACCGATCCTATTCCTATGCTGTCAATAGTCTTCTTTGAATATTCTAAAAGACTACTGGCAATATGTTCATCTGACATATTTTTTATCTTGTTTTTTTCATCAGATGAATCCTTAATCACTTTTTCAAACATCTCCTCAATTACTTCCATTTTTTTCTTGTTTCAATCTATTTAATAACTCCTCTTCTAAATTCATTTTTTCCACTTCTGTGAGTCCCTGTTTGGGTGCTTCTAATTCATCGTTGAAATTCTTATCAGATAAATAGGTTCTGGCTTTCTTTAAATATTTAGGGTCTTCTTGAGTTTTAGCATAAGCCGAAATCATTTGTATAGCTTTTTGCTGTTCCGCTTTGATTAATCCCTTCCAGTATTTTAGTGATGAATCTTTATCAGTTTTATTTTTCCCTGTTAATCTATGATATTCATTCCAGAATAATTCAAACGCTATATTAATATTATTCTTATCATTATTATCTTTCTTTTCTTTCTTGTATGTGTCCGCTGGTTGTCCATCAGTTGTCCGCTGGTTGTCCGCTGGTTGTCCGTTTTGTTGTTCATTATATTGATGGTCACTCCATGAAAGTATTGTTATAAGTCTGTTGCGGTTGGTTTTCTGTTGTTCAATCTGCTGTTCGCTTTTTTCAAAAAAGGTTAAAATTCTTTCAATCGTACTTTCCTTAATTCCTGTTTTCGATGCAAGGTCTTTTCTACCCGTAATCAATTGTCCTGGTTCCAGCCTTACGTTTTCACCATTAAACATAAACTCTCTTTCTTTACTGGACGCCCTTAATAATAACTCTATCCAAATATGAACTTTATTGGATTGGTTGTACCAGCCTTTTTCCCTTAATTTTCTATGAACTTTTATCCACCCCATTTCCATAATGGTTTCTCCCAAAAGATAAAGCCCGTTCGCTGCTGGGTAAACACGGTCATGTCCGCATAAGCAGTTACTGAGGCTTTAAATTTTAAGTTTGAATACATGATTGAATGTTTACCCAACAGCAAAGATACAAATTATGCGTATACCATCAAAGGGATTACATCAATTTCCCAGGTTCCGGGGTCTTTTGATCAACCGGCTTGTCATCGCTCAGGTCCTGGGTGTTGGTTTTTGGTGGCTTTGTACCCTGTATCCGCCCAAATGCCTGGTCAGGGGTTGTATCCCCATCCTTAAATGATTGCTCTAATCCGACCAATGATTTTATTTCCTCGGCTTTAATACCGGCTTCCGCCTTTACTCCGCAATATTCAAGGATTTCGGCCTCAGTTGCCCCATGCTTATTTTTAAAATGCTTGATCCATTGAGTCCGCGCCTTTAATAATTTTTGCTCATCACTCAAATCTCCGGTAATCGTATCAAGGGCGGCATTGTAAACCTTATCAGTAATGGAACGGGGAATTACCCTCAATACGGCATTCCGGTACGCAATGGCGGCGGCGGCAAGGCCGGTTGTGTTAATCATATCCTCATTGTACCTCCTGCCGTTACGATCAAGGATTTTGCGCCGTACTTCCGCTTTCAATGCAAAGTTAGTTTCGAGATCAAAAGCAACCGCCTCTGCAGTAACGTAATTTTGTGATACCTCAGATACCCGGTATTCGGCCCTAAAATTGCCGTATGATTGTGCGAGTATCGCTGCCAAATGGACCGTTGGCCCTTTGATCTTTTTCCCGGCCCTGGGTAATTCGTATCCACATGATGCCGCTGTATCTTTTGACATTGTTACAATTACAATCGCATTATCAACGCATCGTCGCAAATCTCTTGGATAAGCTTTCGCCGTTGTAATTTGAGTGTCAATTTGTGCCGCTTGCGCTTGTTGGTAAGTCGGAACTTCTGAATGAATATGTGTAATTTCATTCATGTTTACCTGTGATTCTTTTTCAAATTCGTTTCCCATCTTGCTTTTTTTAAGTGTTTGTGTATATTAATTATTTATCAAAGAATTCAAAATCATTTTTATAAAAGTATCCAGGTATTTCGGGATAGCCTATGCGCTGTCCCTTCCAGTCCGGTTGCAGGAATATTGAGTATCCGGGCCACTCGTTACGCTCTGAGCAAAGTATCCAATAATCAATGAGCTTTTGAAAATGCATCGCTCCGGGCATCAACTCAACGGTCCTATCCGAATGATTTATATTATAGGTCCACTCTGAAGAATCATGAATAAGAAAATCAAATGGAGGTTCTGACTCCTGAGCAACCCATAAAAATGTTTTCCAGGTGCCCGTTAATATGAATTCCAAAAACTGGTACATTGCTGCTGATATATGATACTGCCATTTGTCAACTTCCTTGTTGAATCTTTCAGGCTTCGGAAGGCCCAGGCGGGTTTTTTTCCAGTCAATGATTTTTTTAGCCGTCTTGAGGTCCGTCCGGTATTTGAATTTCTGACCCTGGTATTCTAAAAAGTGAGACTGTTCAGCAGATCCAATTTTTATCATATGAGAGATCGTTGGGGACAGATGCGGATTGCCATTCAGTAGCTCATCAATCATTGATTCAGCTATTTTCTTCTGCTCCTCTGAGCATGGCTCCCGTCCCTGGTTTGAATCAATCTCACATTCAATGGCCTCGGTGTATGCCTTTGTCCCGAATCCATACGGCAGGTTTGTCCGGGGATTAACCGGGGGCTTGAAGATAAAAAACTCCTTTTCAAAATCAGACAAATCTCCCTTATTAGTCAAACTGGCCAACTGAGAATGATATACGGATCCCTGAGATATGGCAGCGGAGTCCTTGTCTTCCGGATGGTCCAATGCGTAGCGGGCGTATTTTGGGGATACCAGCATTAGTTTAAGCATGGATGAGCTGCAAAACTCTTTAAATGAGTTGCCATTGTGATAGGTTTCATTGGAGATCTCCGAAGGTTTCGATATGTGTGGAAGTGTTAAATGTGTTTCCATTGTTCCATATATAAATACCGGACTTAGGATTGTCTAATGGTGTCAGCACAGAAACCACCCCGCAGCGTTTCCAGTGCAAGATCCATATCCGGTAAATTATTAGTCATTTTCATTATGCTGACTTCGTTTAGACAATACAAATATACACCTTCCCTTGTTCAAATCAAATTAATTCACCCCAAAGGTTCCGGGAAATGCATGGTATTTTTTCCGCTCCGATACTCTGATAATAGACATTGATTCATCTGCATTTTGCCTATAGCTGAACGTGACTTTGAACACTTCATCACCGACAAAATCAAGTTTCCGATCCCGAATTAACATCCGGTCTTCGATCGCCTGGCTATGTATTTTTCCCACTTTCATTGTTCACAAGTATTTAATAAGTATTGCGTAAATATAAGTTATTAAAATGTTATTAACAAATTAGTTATTTAGCACTAATCTCAACCATTTCAAAGGGATATATAAAACCGCCCTTGCAATCCTTGCCAATATTAATTACATATTTTGCATGATCCTTGCGAATTCCGGTCACATAAACGATATCACCAGGATTGAATTTCGTGCCTAATTTATTTGACAATGTTAATTTATCACCGATTGAATATTTCGGCTTTATCCCATGCGCCGCAACCCAGTCTAATACATTTTTGTCCACAACCATTCTTTTACGGTAACTCAAATCTTCAAGCCATTCACAAAATTGCAAATCGATATTGTAATATCCAGAGCTTGTTTCAATATCACTTGCCATTTCATAACCGTTATCAGAGAGGTAAAGACCGTTCAGATCTTCTGCAATATCTTCTGGATCACTGTCGCTCCAATTATTTTCGATAACTTCCAGTGCCATTTTTAGATAAAATTCTTTTTCTTGTTTGGCGGTCAATAGGGATGGCCTTCCCTTTTGGAAGATTTCGTTTTCTTTAAATAGCTTATTCATCTTACTTGTATTTATGTATTTAAGAATTTGGTTTTAAACACTCACCCAGCACCTCCAATGTACAAGGCGTATGGTTTATATATGTTTCCATGATGTATAATTACGAATGTCACATATTGTTGTTGGTGATACATTGAATATTTCAGCTAATTCTCTTTGATATAGTCCAGTTGTTTTTCTTATCACTCTGACCTGGAATTCATTCAATTTAGATTCAGATTTTAATTCTCCCCTCAGCACTGTCGCCAGCCCTGTGTCAAGAGCGTGCTTATTGTTTTCGGAGTATGTACTCCAAGCAAGATGGTTTATACACGGCTTGTTTTCCGGATTAGGGATAAACGCTTTTCTAACTAATCTGTGGATAGATCCTCTTTTGCGTTTCGTTCCATTAGCATATAAGCCAATCTGTAAATACCCACCCTGTATCATAGAAGTCCTTAATACGCACTCAGGCTTAGCCATTTGTGCTCTTTTTTTTGCATTATAGTTATAATACCAAACGTTTCTTTTGATAGACTTAACCCTGCCTAAATCGCTGACTTGGTAACGCCCTTCGTATCCCTCAATGTCTTTCCATGTTTCTTGCATCTTAAAAGAACCTGCCGTAGGATTGTCTAATGGTAACAATACAGGAACCACCATGAGAAGTTTCCCAATCACGATCCATAGCAGGTATTTTTTAAATGTTGATAATGATATTGTATTTCGTTTAGATATAGCTAAGATACAATTAAAATTTTTGGTTATCAAGTTTCATATCTTCTAAATGCTCTGCGTATTTCTCATCAGCTAGCTCCTGGAGTTTGTCACCAATGTAAACTACTCGTTCCTCAACGTGTCCGGATGGAACCTTTACCAGCCAATGTACGTTACGAAAGTTATCCATCCAGAAGTGCATCTGATTAGAGTCATCCGAATATTCACATTCACACTTTGGCATTATCCAGTCTTCGCACTCATCGAACCATAATTCAAAATCTATCGTAGCCTCAACAGATAAAAGATGCTCCTGCCATGTCCCTAGTCTTCCAACTCTTTCAATCTTCTTTAGCGTTACTGATTTGATTTCGGATTGTTGCATTGTATTATCCATTATATTGAAGTTTATTTTTCAAGTTCGTCTTTTGTCCATGCTGTACCGTTCTCCAAAATGTAAAGTGTTTCCCCGGCCCAATGATCTACGGTTATTCTTTTTATCCTGCTCTTTAATTCAGGCATGGAGATGGGAGTTACGACATCGCCTAATTTGATTGTTTTCATATCATTCTTATTTTAGGATAGTCTTTCCTTACTATGTCAGCACATTTTTTTAGTATCTTTTGTTTGGCATCATCATCATAAGCAACATAAGCAACATAAGCAGCATCAGCAGCATAAGCAGCAGCATCATCAGCATCAGCAGCAGCAGCAGCATAAGCAGCAGCAGCATCATCATCAGCAGCATAAGCAGCATAAGCAGCAGCATAAGTAGCATAAGCAGCAGCATAAGCAGCAGCAGCATAAGCAGCAGCATTCATTACGTCTTGTAGTGTAATCCCCTCAATCCCTTTAGCATATTTCTCTGCTATTTGGATAGCTTTTAATGGCCGCTTCTCTCCTTTGGAAACATACTTGAGTGATAGCCTTGCACACTTACACGCTGTTAAAACGAGTTTCTTTCGTGACTTGGTTCCCGGTTTGCCTGACTGTTTTCCAAGCAGCCATAACATCCAGTCTCCACGCTCACAACTGTCCCACGCCTCTTGTGGGGAATCGAATTGTTCTGCCCATCCTACTGCCTCGAAACAGGCACCGAGTTTCTTTAGATAGTTAATGTGTTTTTTCATTGTATTGGTGTTAATCATGGTATAAAAGTACAGCATAAACAAACACGGATCCAGTTTTTAGGGCTGTTTTACAACACCCGTGATGTTCAATTAGTTAGATTGATTTCAAATAAAACCCCCGAACGAATTAACGAACGGGGGCCGTATCCCAGACACACTTTCGGAATGAAATTGTGTGACAACTTTTACAAATATACAATTTTTTCCATAACAACTTTTATCCGGTCATATTCTTATAACCAATCTTGTAAACTTTATTCATCCCATCATTTACACTGAAACAGAAATCAACCCCATCCGGTAAGGGCATCAATAATCATCTAAAATATGACCGACCATGTTGTGAAGTTGTCACACATTGCATGGGTTTGCTTGCTTGATAAATTTCTAATCTCATTCCAATTTTTATTTAATCGTTCTGGGTAACGATATGCTGTATTTGCGTTGAACAGCTAAGACAAAGATACATAATTGTTTAGAATAAACCTAAATCGCCTACTTAAATAACCGCCAAATTTTAAATTTAACAGCCACATAGCACACCCCAACAATGACAGCTATCCAGAAAAACCAGATAGTGAAGTTCGCAAAGTGGGAATTTTTTACCACTTCAGGACCAGGGACCTCAACGGGAACCTCTTTGTCTCTTAACTCTTTCCTTAGTCTCTCAATGGTAGTATTTTTTATCTCATTGGAATCAACGCGCGCCGAGATATAAACCATCATTCGTCGATTACGTTTCTTTTCTTTTGCCAATTGTTTTTCTGTCTGATCACGCCCCTCCTTTTCTTTGGCAGCCTTTTCCCTTTCAATTCTGACCTTTTCATTCATCCCGTAGATATCGGACTCATAGTCTGCCAGTACAACATTAAGATTGCTGTCACACTCGAAAACCATCTGCCAGTATGCTTCGGACGGAATAGTCCACACAGGATCCTCAGTGATAGTCACCGTGTCTTTAATCTCGGTTGTAGATTGTATGGGAACCTGTTGAATTGTTTTGCAGCCTGCCAATAAAACAGCGATTATAAGAAAGATATATTTTTTCATAATTTAAATTTTTTATTCCGCCAATCTTCTGTAACCTAATACACCCATTTTAGCTCCATTGATAGGATAAGGGGTGATGTTCACCTGGCCGAGATATCCCTGATTTCCTCCCAGTGTCCAATCTGTATACTGAGTATGCCTCATCACTAATCCCACATGCCCGTATATGCCTTCAATAGATCCCCTCCAATATACAACAAGGATGGGAATTTCTACTATCAGCTTACTCACATCTTCGGGCCTTACTTTCTTGCCTTCTTTTAGCCATCCTCTTGCCAGTAATCCCGGAGATATTTTCAACCCGGCTTTCATAGCACACCAATCCATAAAGGCATCACACCAGGAAACTTCATCAGCATTGACCCACTTGCGATTTGTCTCATGGAAATATTTCATCACTTCAGGGTTATTCTCTACCCCTTTGGTTTCGGTTATCCCATATTGAGACAGTGCAACTTTTAAGATGTCCATCATTATTTTAGCTTTAAAACCTTCTTGGCAAATGCCTGCAGGGTTTCATTATATGCCTGAATCAACAGATACGACAAAGCGGCAATTACCAGCACCTCAACAATGCCCATGTCGTATTCGATTAATCCTAATCGGGAAGCTAACCACAGCCCTACATCTCCTGTAGCAAATACTAATCCAAAAGTTGATGTTAAAATGTTCTTCGTTTTCTTTTTCATGGTTAAATTATTAGTCGAATTACTGTGAATATTATTCCTGCCATTCCGAAGACTACAGCCACAAGGGTGCGCACTCTCCATCGCTTCACTTCTCTGGATTTATCCATAACAACCTTCTCTGTTTCTATCTCTGTCTGAAACTTTGCGAACCCACTAACCACTGTTTTTATGTCATCCATGTTTGCCATAATATGCTTCACATCGCTGCGTGTTTCAGTGGTCATTTGTACAAGACCATTCTGTCCGTTTCCCATGACTGTTTTTTTTAATGAGTTGAGACTGTTTTCCATCTGATCAATCCGCCCCTCTTGTGTGCATTCAATTTTCATAGTTCTTTTATTGGTATCACTATTGCTAAAGTCAGAAATACCGATCTATGCCACAGCGTTGAGGGTGGGTTAAATTCGTTTACTGTCTTATCCCACAAGCTTGTTGTTCCCCGGTATTCCAGTGGCAACCCTCTTGTTAAATTGTAGCTGTAATCGAAGAAGGCTATCCTCAGACTAACGTATGAAATCAGATACCACCAGAAGTTATCCCTGTCCATATCTAGGAATAGAGGTGAGGCAACCAGAAGACCCGTTGAGGCAGCTTGGAGCGTGTGTCCTGCTGTTTTATCCCCTGAGTCATATAATCCATCTCCTATGGCATCCAATGCAATAGAGGCCGTGAAAATCGTTATCACCTTTACCGGTTCGGGAATCCTCTGAATGAATCCCGGTGGTTTGTGCTGTACCTGTCCGAAAGTTACCGAGCATATTAAAAGCAGTATGAGGGTTAGTCTAATCATCTGTTAATATGTATCCCTCATGCCCCGTTGTAGCTGTTATCCCCCACCTGTCAGATAGGTATCCCGTTATCTTATCTCGGTCTGTTGTGGTTAGGGTGGCGTTGTAGCCTATGACTTCCATTATTTCGGCATCGGCAAAAAAATCTAATAATCCCCCGTTAGCCCCTAATGTAACCCTACTATAATCATTTGCACCGACATCTCCGCTACCTTCCAAAATACCGTTTATCCAGTAATTTGAACTTACTCCATTAAAACAAGCTACATGAATATTATCATTTGCGTCTGTTGCACTTCCGTTAATATTGCTTCCCCCAAAAATACGGTTTAAGCTACTTGCTGGCCCTATGATAAGCCTGTCTGGATTCTCCCCAGTTAAAAGGATCATCACTTCATCTAAGGCTCCTGTAAGTTTAGCAACTATAAATATAGTTATAGGCTGACTCAAAGCTGAAGCAAAACCAGCACTTTGCAAGAACGTACTATTAGAAGCCGTAAACGTTACCCTTCCCGTACTCGCATCATAAGTAGGTCGAGTAGCATCATCATTGCCGTTTAAAACGTGCCTATCGTTTCCTGACTTATCATCCCATTGATATACTGAAGTGCCGTCTAAAGTGAACGTAGAAGCATCCCAACCGTCATACCAGAATTCGCAAGTCTCGGAGATGTTTAAGGGTTGATTGCGGTCGTAGGATGTCAGCACCTTCCCGCCATACGTCAGCCCCTTCTGCCCGCTTAGAGCAAAAGGAATAAACAGTAATAGAAATAGTAATTTTTTCATAATTAATGTATAAGATGAGCGGTCATCACGAAGTGATACGTCGAAATAACATCCCCGTCATTATCCGTCTGGTAACAAAATGAAAGTTTATCTCCTACATTTAGAGTAGGAATATTATGCACCGACAATCCTATGTTATCGTTTGCAAATTTTACATCATAATGGGTTACACCAAAATTACCCACCGAGCCATTTTTACAAATCCCAGCATGGACCAAGCTCGCATTGTTACAGCTGACAGACAAAGATATCATTACCATATAACGCCCTGCATATAGAATCTCCAGTTCAGAATTAGCATGAGAATAAGTCATGTTACTCGACCCATTTGTTGAATGTAATGAATCCATGTCTACCGTATATTTGTACCACTCACCTGCTGTTGTACAAGTTGTACCTGTTGGAGTGTCATCATAAGTCAACATTTTCCCTATGATAGGATTATTGTTGATAGAGAAATCCTCATAGGTTATTTTTCGTGTCGTATCATCGCGTTCTACTACCATAAGATCAGCGAACTCTACGGTAGTGGACTCTGTTAAATCTCCAAACCTCCCCGTTGGTCCGTCAATCTTTACCGATTGCGAGAAAGCCGAAAGACTGATAAACGCTAATATGATAAATAAGTATTTCATGATCAATTTGTTTTTATGGATTTGCATCAGCCCAAACCCCTGATCTTCCAACAGTTACCCACCGTGTATCATCTATTGCCATAAGAACAATAAAATCACCTACAGCACCTGGAGAATCTATTGCATCACCTGCCCCTACTGAAGTGCCATTAAGATAAATAGTGTCCGTTCCATCAACTGGGTCTATGGTTATTACACCGCCTCCGATGTCGTAGAACATCATTACAAGCCCCGCAGCTGCACCCGGTAAAGTGAAGTCAATTACATCAGCATCGTTATTAAAGTGCGCTACATTTCTACATGAATCGAGATCAGAAAAAATGATTGCCGGATCGGTATGTAAACAAACTAATGTATTTCCGGTAATTGTTCCGGTGACTAAAAGTGTAGAATTAACCTCTATATGATCCACATCCAAAGTGTCTAAGGTGATCTCTGTGATGTCGGAAGTCTCTAAAGTGTCTACATTCCCCGTTGATGTGGGATTCAAAACAACAAGATTGGGTGAAGCAAGATAATCGAGCACAAGCGAATCAGTGACATTTATGCTCGCATATGACGAGTCTTTCAGAAAACCGTACGAAGATAGTGATGGGCTTATCCGCCCTATTTGCGCCCCCGCCACCAGCGGGATGCAGAGAAATAAAAAGATCAGTAGTTTTTTCATAATCCTATTGTTTTCTGAAATCATAATAAATGTTTCCATCCGTATTGCTGCCCTTGGTATACTTTATTATCGTCCAGCGAAACGGTCCTACATCGGAATAAAACAGCCATGAAGTATCGCTTAGGGTTTTGGGATTATCATTCACCCCGTCGAGGTCAGTATCTATCCAGAAGGCTACGTAATTAGCCGAGTCGGGATGGAAATTACTGCCATAGACGCCAAGCGTCCCGTCGGTATTATCCAGAGACTCATACCACAGGTGCCCGCTCCACGGATAGCCTGACCACTCCTGAGAGTAGATGGTGGTATCCGCGCCGGTAATACCTCCGGGTATTGTCCCCGTCCATGAGCCGCGCTGTGCATTCACTGCCACTGCAGTGAGAATAAAAACAAGTGCAAAAAGTAACTTTTTCATAATTATTTGTATTTAAAGGTTATCGCATCTTCTGTATTTTCTGGCAGGTATCCAAGATCTGCTGATTGATTTGCTTTGCCTTATCCTTTTTTTCCACAGCTTCTTTTAAAAGATCCGTGTGAATTTTTGTAAGATCAAATTCCTTTTCTGTTTTAATCTTTTCCGGGTCCCATGTTAATTGCCCGGAAGGATTTTCTTTTAACCCAAAGGTAGAAAATTCCTCTGATTTTATCTGAATGATTTCAATAATTTCCCTGATTGTGATTTGTTCCAACATCGTTCCATTTTCAGGGAACAGCTTTGGTATGATTAACCGATCGAATCCATTTAGTTTAAATTTCATGATTAAAATATTTATTTTAAAAATTATTTATGATACTATATTTCCTAAAACTTCATTCCGGGATTGTGCATGAGCTCCTCTCAACTCGAGATTTCGAACATACACTGTCTCCCCAGCATGGTTAACATATATCCAAAGTTCAATATTCTCTCCAACAGACCATCCTGATATATCCTCTGAAAATTCTACATACGTTGTTGATTGGGTACTACGTAATGTACCGACTGGTGTGCCATTACGGTATATCTGTCCATATGCAGTAAAGGTACCTGGATCAATTTTCATATCAAAAGCAATCCGAATATCAATTGTATCCCTTGGAGCATATACCCAACTTATTTCTTTTATTTTTACTGGCACATTTACAGATATAGAACTCTCTTCAGAGGCACTTACCGTAATAACATTATCACTAAGACGATATCTATAAATTAATTGATCTACTACTTTAAATGCAGCTTCACCATCTGAATTGATGTAGAATTGCTCTCCGTGCAGACTACCATCTGAAGCAAAAGTTATTCCATCAGCACTAAAATCATCCGAGGTGTGTTTCGTCCCTGTATAAATAGCATCACTATCAAGAGACCATCCTCCAATCGTTCCGCTTACAGCCTTCAAGACCCCGGCATTGGTTACACTAAAAGGGGCATCTCCTATTGCTGCCGCTCCCATATGTATCCCCGTTCCCGGTACCAGTGCTACGGTGGTTCCTGCTGATCCTCCTTTCAGGGATGTAGCGTCAATGGTAAAGCCTCCTATCTCTCCACTGGAAGCTTCAATCTTACCCTTCAAATATACATTATCGCTGTATAATCCATAACCCGGATCAGCTGGTATGATATCATAATTCGCAAGGCTCGCGAGATTTCCTAACTGCACTTTGATGCATGTCTTATCCCCCAGGCTCCATTTGGAATATGAGTCCACTCCGTCATATATCCGCATAAATGGATTGTCTGAATCCACGGCACTCATATAGATATTGGCATCATAGTTGGTATCGGAAACGTGTCCAATAGTTACTACTTCATCACCATAAGTAAATGCTCCGGTGTCATCACCCGTTACCCATCCTGCTGTTGTAGTGAAAGTAATCACCTGACCGGCCACTGAAGCCACCTGCCTAACAATCTTCTTTACAACCGTTGTTCTGTTGATGTTAACATCCTGACACATAACAATCGCTCCTACTGTGAAGGGAACCATGCTGGTACCTTCGGGATCTTCAAACTCTAACTGCTCACTGCCCTTGGTGGCAACATGGACTGTTTTTATCTTCCCTGCCCCTGCTCCAATAATCAACCCACCGTTCTGATAACGAAGGCGGTTGATAATTAATTCGTATACCTGTAACCCTCCTGAGATAAGCACGTCCCTGAATTCGGCATCACCATCGGCGGTTATCTGCCAGTTAGTGCCTTGGAATCCTGAGGTGAAATCTGGGTGTTCAACATTACCATCTTGAGCTAATTTCATTACATCATTTAAGGTAGTCCCATCTCTCGTTCTAAAAATTAATGCAGAATCATCGCTACCTCCGTCATCATCTCTTTGTGCAGCTATTTCAGCTCCTAGAAAATCGTATGCATCACCTTTATAATTAAATTTAATACTTCCATAATCAGCATCAGGATTTATATTTGATGCTCCTTGATATAAGATTGATATATGTGTTGCTGTTGAATCGGCTATTTCTGCAACTTCTAAATTTTCGGCTGGACTTGCAGTTGTTCCAATACCTACATAACCTGCGTTTGTTACAACTATTTTATCACTTATATTTGTTCCGTCTGTATCGATAGTTGATAAAGCAATGTAATCAGATGAAATTCCAACTTGTGTAGTAAGTTGCCATTTTTGATAACCACTTCTTGAAATAGCCAAACCTGCGCCCGCAACAGTCCCAAATATTTCTAAATTCTGTACAGGATTATCTGTTCCAATGCCTACCCTCCCATTCACATACAAATACTTTGTAGCGTCATCAAAAGTCAGATTAGCCGAATACTGTAAAGCTGTAGTACCACTCATAAAAGCTATCTGGTGATTAGCACCCGAAGCAAACCCAAAGTTCCCATCACTAAGGGCAGTATTGAAATGAGCCTTAGTATCAGAAATACCATATCCGGATAATGTAGTAGGTCTACCATCGACATAACTCCAGTTCATCTTATTATCTTTCAAGAGTACCCCGTCAATAGTCACCCCTACCCCATTGGAATGCTCATTGATAGTATCAACTTTCAATTCCCCTTCCATATTAATTGCCCCGTCATTCCCTAATACGACATGTCCTAACCAGTCACTGAGCTCTGTATGTTCGGCAGAGGTGAGGTGATAATACTCATTGGAAGTGCCTCCTTGGATATTATAAAGATCATTATGAGAGGTAATGTCGGCATCATAGCTCTGTGTACTGTTAGGAGTAGCATTCATCGTCGAGCCGTCAACACTCTGTATGCGCGCGCGCTCAATATCATCATAGCTCTGGCGGGTGGTAAGAAGCTCTACTATATCCCCCCGGATGATGCCCATCTTACAGTCGCGCTCAAAGGAAGCAAAGGTGTAATATTTCGTTTGTATCAGCAGGATATTATCCATGTCTATGGTATTATCTTCGTCGAAAATATCCAGCTTCAGGTAATTTTTATAACCGTAGCGGTCATTGAGAATATTACGCGCGAAAATATCCAACAGTTGTATTTCTTCACTTTGGCCATAGCTCTTCCATGATGTTGTCAGTGTAGCGTTATTATGTAATAAGGATCCTATTTCTGTTACCTGCCCTCCGTCTGCCAGGGCGGCATCGAAGGTTAGCTTATTAACATTTTTCCCACTCGTCTGCTTATATAACTGATCAATAGTTACTTCGGAAGGTACTGATGTTTCATTAGGGTTGATGATCTTATTGATAGTAACATTCTTGATTGACACAATGTAATTACCCGGATAACTTGGTTCGGTGGTGGTAAAAGAAATCCTTAGCTTATAATTTCCTGTTTCGTAAATTCGGAAACCACCCGCGATTTTAGTATCAATATGCTGCCAATAGTTATGATCGGCAAAAAATGTCCTCTGCGGCAAAAACCCACTATTAGGACCCGCCATGCGGATTAACAATTCTGAATGGGTATTTGTGTGTACGGTATATGTGATCTTGTAATCAAAAGATACGGTTATATAATCATTATCCGTGCTATTTGTTGCGGCAAAGGTATTTTTCAGCTCTATGTAATCGTCATTATATTCCAGGTCATCCCACAGGATTATGGCCCCGCCGGCAATCGAATGTTCATCAAACATTATCGTCCACACGTTATCCCAGTCGGTAAGGTCCACACCCGAAATGTCACCCCCCAGGTCCCGGTTTTTAAATTTTATCTCCACGTCTTTTAAGGGAGATATTTTATTCATATCGGCAGCACCATACTTATACCCGTCCATGTCAATGATCTTCGATGTGGCCGTCCTGCTTTGTTGTGTCAGGGTTGCATAATCAAAGACAAACTCATAGCTATCCAGCTCATGTTTATTAGTGATCTGGTAATATCCCTTTTCCTGTTTTAGGGTGCAAGAGAAATCTTTCAGGCAGGAATGTATGACATCATGGCAGGGCAAGGGCTTGCCATCTTTTATAAACCGCCTTGCATCGACACCAATCTCATTGAGGGCGCACTCATCGGATGACATATTACTTTCATATGTCCCCAGCTGGATACGAAAATCCAATGTTATGCCTGTATTGGCAACAGCATATTTGATTATCTCGAGTAGCGTCTTTTTGCCTGAAATGATATCATCGCCGTCGCGTAATTCTATATCCCTTAATTTTGCCAGCCCATCCGTTGCAGAGAGGTTAATTATGTACTTGCCTTTGAAAAATTCCCTTGACAGGTTTTCCGGCATCAACCAGCCCTCGAATTCTAAAACAGACGATATATAATAACGTACTTTATAGTCCTTGTAATCAGACGCAAAGACTGCATCATAATTATCCCCCGGCTTTGAAAAAAAAGAAAACTGTAATCCCTTGCCCTGTATTACTATGTCTTCCTGTTTCCCCCCTGTATGTTTTATTACTACAGGATGGCCCGCGGAGTGTGTTATAAGCGTACTCTCCCCGCTGTAATCTTTAGCCAAGATCTCTAAGCGATGCAGGTTGTTGCCTCTATCATAATATTCGTGGTGATATTTTATATCTCCGTATGCCATTAAAAACTATTGCCTTGTTTTCTTTTTACCTCCTCAACGACCCAATAAATATCTTCCCCCCTTGTTATATCCGTTTTTATTATTATCTCCATATTATTATTCCCCCCCAAATTACTGTTTGCAGGAAGGACTGTCTCTCCGGAAGTAAGCAGGGCAGGGAATGTGTCGCCGGGAAATCCTCCGGGAACTACTCCCCCTTGTGCCATACCGGTAATATCCTTGAAGCTTTTAAAGAAGTTACCTTTAAATATCTTCCCAAAGGACATAGCCCCGCTGCCCCCTCCTGTTATTATTGTCATCACTGCTGCCAGAGCGGCGGCGGCGATGGTGGCAGCAATAAAGCGGGCGATCATCCTTTTTATGAAGTCTCCAAAGAACTTCCCAAAGGCTTTTAGCTTATCTTCACTTTCCAGAAAAGCGTCGGCCATAGAATCGGCCATGCCTGTGAATAACTCTAAGGCTATGTTCGATCCAAACGCCTCAATGGTAAGTTCTTTGAACTTCTCTTTTCCCCTTTCAATTGACTCATTCATCCGGTCTATGGCAACTGTGGCAGTCTGTATTCCTGCTATTGTTTCCGTAGGGATAGTATAGGGAAGAACTCCCCCTGCCCCTCCGCGTTGCGTAGTGCCTTCGCCTGAAGGTGTGGGTGCTGCCCCTGCGCCCGATCGTACGGTCTTTATTTTTATTAACTGGACATGCTCTTTGGAGGTGGCTTTTTCCATAGCGTCCTCCCATTCTTTGCCCATATTATCGGCATAATCCGTCCAATCCTCTACTATGGCCTGTCCCGCTTCTTTAGCATGATCTTTTATGGCATCCCAATTGCCTGTAAAAACATCCTTGATGACTGTACCAAGGCCCCTGAAGGCATTAACGGTATTGTCTATTAGCACTTTAACAAATCCAAAGGTAGCCTTCCATGCTATACCTATCGTCTGTACTACATAACGTATAGCGATGGACTCGTTATACAGGTCGATGAAGTAATTTATCACCCCGGCAACAGCATTCCTGATATCTCTGAATCCATTTATTACCTTCGGCACACCATCTGCCGCTGTCTCCAGTGCATTTTTCATCTTATCTCTGAAACCTTGCCCTTGTAAAACATTGGCCTCGATGACTGAAAGAAGAGCCTTCCATTTCCCTTTGACAGTATCCACCTTAACGGCCTGTTGCTCATAGGCTACGTTAGTACCAGTAACGGCTTTGGTGTAGTTCTCAAATTTACCTATGTTGCTTATCAGAATTGCCGCTGCCTGCTGGTTTCTTAGGCCAAACATCTCAGTGAGCTGTGCTGTTGAAAGATTTTCCCTTCCCAAATTCTGTAGTGCACGGGTCATACCCACTATTTTGGGATTGAAACGATCAGCTTCACTCTGTAGCTTCAGGATAACGTTCCTTAGCTGTGTACCCGATTCCGCCCCTGACAACCCTTTTTCTGCCAGTGTCTCGATTAATCCTACGGACTCTTCCAGTGACACCCCCGCCATGCTGGCCGCCGTCCCCATCCACTTTATTGCCTCTGTAAGTCCGGGGATAGCTTCGGCACCTTCTTTTGATCCTGCTGCCAGAACATTTATAACCCTCGCCGCCTCGCTGGCAGGGATATTAAACTGGTTCATAGCCTTCGCCAGAGCCTGTGTAGCCAGAGGCAGCTCCATGCCTGCCGCCTCGGCCAGGATTACAGCTTGCTCGGTGACTGCTGCCAGGGCCTCTTTATTCTTCAGAAGCTCCGGGCGTGCCGACCCCATCAGCTCGAAAGCTTTGACGGCCTCGGAGGCTGCCAGCGTTGTAGAGCTCCCTATCCTTCGCGCCTGCTGCTCGTAGAATTTTAGGTCCTTACCCGTCGCTCCGGTGATAGCACTAAGGTCTGCCAGCGACTGTCCGAATTCGGCATTCTTCTGTATAAGTTTTTTTATGCCTCCAAATAATTTTGAGAAGGCGAAGAACCCGGCGATGATCCCCCCAAGTTTCTTCATGTTCTTACCAAAAGTATCCCCCTCCTTGCGGGCCGTCTTCAGCCCCTGGGAATACTTCTTCTTGTCAAGTCCAAGAATCGCTTTTAATTGACCTACAGTCTTCAATTTTTACTTGGTATATCGGGCCATTTTTTTATTAATTCTTCCGCTTCTTCCTGTGTCCAGTCGTGCTCGGGTGTATGATCAAAAGACAGGGGAACGATCTGTGAGGGCCTTATGCTCCTTTTCTTTCCCATCGCCGTGTTATGCTGCATCGCCAGTATGCTACGTGTCTGCTCCCATCGCCTCTCTATCCTTCGCATATTGCGCAACTGTAATAGCGACATCTTATATGGTGGCATGCTCCAGAACTCCTCAATCGTAAGTCCCAGCTCTATGATTGCCAGGTCATAGAGGTCCTGGATGGTCAGCCTCCCTTCGCTTTTTTTTTACCCTGGGGAAGGTTATCCATCCATTCGGGAAACCGCGCCTCACCCATCGTAGTGGCCAGAAGGATGTTATCCTCTTTAGAGGCTTTATTCAGGGCCTCCACCATATCATCATAGGTAAAATAGGTACTCTTGCGATGTACCATGCGCTCCCATACAGCTGCACCGTAATGCACGGCCGTAAGCTGCACATCGGGAGGCAGCTCATGAAACTCCTCAGGACCCATCTTCATAACCTCATAGGCCAGGAGCCATGCCTTCCACTCATAGCGGAAAGCCACCCTCCTGCGCCTGCATCCGGGGAACTTCAGCTTAATCTCGGTGCGCCAGGGATATTCTCCCGGCTTGGGTATTTCGAGATTGCTCACTCTACCGTTCCTTTTGTAGGTTCACCATCGGCAACAACATCTACAACGAAATCCGCCAGGTTGCTCATGTCGGCACCCTGATGTACGTGTTTGATATAGGCACTTACCGAGTAATACACATCTCCCGCTACCGTGCCGCCATACTTGGCCGTGAACTGTGTCCCTGCCCTCAGGAGGTCGAGAACATCGTCCATCGTCTTGTTGCTTCCCGCCGTGGTGTCGTACAGCCCCTCAACAGAGAACTCTGCACCTTTAAACATCGGCTGCCACTCTTTCCATTGGTTCGTACTTGCCCCTGTGGTGGCCTCGGCCATATCGGCCTCCATGTCCATGGAATGAGTCTTATATCCGACAAGGGTCTTAGAGTCGAATTGTAATACAATCTTATATCCTGCTACTTTTGTCATAATATTATTTTTTTATTCGTATCCGTCTGCTGTGATGAGAATAACCGAAAGCACTGTTGAATCATTACTTGAATCATAATCTATCGTCTTGGCCGTGTTACTAACAACAGGCAGGACGGTATCGCAATTAAAAAGTAAGGACTGGTTAGCTTTCAGCTGAAAGGAATAGGTAGTTCCCAAAAGAAGATATGGATTGGAAGCCCCCTGACTTATTGTCACGGTAGCCCCGGAATCGTCTTCTAATGAGAATTTAATAGCCATGATCACTTCATCGGTAAGATCCAGGGCCTCGCCCAGGGTATTAGTCAGTGAAGTAAGATCCAGCGTGCCATCGTTAATAAGGGTGTCGGCAAAGACATTGTCCACGTCATTGCGCGTACCCCCATCTCGGAAGGTGATCGTCTCATCCATGTCATCATGTTGCCAGTAGGATGAGTTTGTCGGTGCCACAAGATTTTCCAATACTGTAAGCTTACTTACAAGCTTGGTCTCGCGCACACTTGTTGTAGAAAGCATGATACCCATGAGGACCGTCATGCAAAGAATAAACGTTAATTTTTTCATGTAATTTGTTCTATTATGTTTGACATTTGTAATTTTCTCGTTATTGTATAGTTCGTATCAGAAAGTTCAGGAAGACGCTCAGTGTTATAGAATTGTGATGTAGCACAGCGAAAGCCGCTAAGAGAGAAAGCTTCAGGATCACCCACAAGCTCAATGACCTGCTCAAAGATTGAATTCACTACCGTCTCATCACCCTCGGTGCTCTCCTGCTGGCTCACTATCTGCAAGGCCATAATAGCCTCGAAGATTACTGAGTCCCCGGTGTCCATAGGAGTGAGATCATCGATATACACAAGGACATACTCACCAACTCCCCGCGGGATACGTGTACCCACGGTAATTACCGAACCGTTATATACGACCGACCCTTTAAGGATCTTCACATAAGCCTTCAGCAATTCGTTTGTTGGGTCCTTGGTTTTCATCTGAATACTGCTTTTATTGCCTCTTCAAGTTTACTTTGTCCATATCTCCACGCGGGAAACATGAAAGGCCATGGATGGGTGCCGGGATGCTGCACTTTCTTTCCATAGACAGCGTATCCCATTGCTTTACTTGCTTTGCCTACTACCCATCCCTTCGGCCTGCCCCTAAAGGGTCCTGCCAGCACTTTCTTATTTACTACCCTGATGGTGTGAGGTCTCTGCCCGTCTTCCACCTCCTGAGAGTAATCAGCATTACTGATAACTTCCCCTGTGAATCCGTCGGGATAGATCTTCTGAATGATGTTATTGACAAGGTTTCCCGTTTTGGTTTTCGATCCACGCGTTAGCATGTTGACTTTTAGTTTGGCCATCTTCTGCATTTTATTCACAGAATTGCGCACGGCTTCACGGAAACCCTTTTCACTTTTCCTGCGGAAAGCCTCCATCTCACGCTCAAAACCTGCTGTATTCATTCCTACGGTAATCATTTCCTTGCTATATCAAAATTTATCCGGTCTTCATCATTGTAAGGACTTATAATCTGGTAAGCAACTCCTTTATACAGGATGCGGTCATCAATTGTCGGATTGGTCGTCCGCGATCTCATCTCTACCTCATACATCTGAGTAAAACCATTCTGACCATACTCCAGCCTGCGGAACCCTTTTATCGGTTGCAGCGAAGCAAAACATACATAAGAAGTTGTCCACTCATTCGACCATCCACCCACCGCATTCTCATCTCTGGTGCGCGTCTGGATAGTGATCCTCTTTTTGTACTTCGTAGGTCTCATAATACGTTCCTTTGATGTCTCCTCAGAACAGCCTGTATGCTTCCCAGGATCTTCATCTCATAAAAGTCATCCCGGTTATCATACCATTGCTTGACCTGCTTTTTTACCGCCCCCATCAGATCGCCGGGAAGGCTTTCAGTATCATCATGGCCATAGCCGGCCTTGAATTCTACCCTGAGATCATATTTTCCCGAAAATGTCCTGAAGGGATTGGCAATGCTTCCTGCATCACAGAGGATCTCAACTTCATACATACCCTTTTTATGGTAGTCTGAATTCAGTGTAAGCTCCGTCCCGGTGCCTTCAACATCCACCTCCTCGACCTTATCCACGGAGATGACCGGAGAGACTGGCAGCACAAAGGGTTTGTCCTCATGGCGAAAATAAACCACATAGGTCTTTTGTACAAATGATAACCCTGTGATTTTCTCGAAATGAGCCCTCACCTCTGTGATCATGTCATCGATCAGGGCAAGCTCGGCAGTCTGAGCGTCCTCATATTTCAGGTACTGCTCAATAGCTCCGCCGCCCTCATCTGTTGCCAGGATCTCGCTGGTCGTATCCGTTTTAATCCTGAGGTCCATCAATTAACACTCTTAGAGGAGATATTAACCGGTCTTTTCTTTGAAGGTGCCATCTTCTCATTGGCTTCCTTGGTGCTTGTCGCGGTCTTATCCTCCTTGGTTTGTGCCGGAACTTTCTCTTCCTTAACTTTACTATCCAGCACTCCGGCTTTTTTTAACCCGGAAATCTCACATTCCAGAACCATGATTTTCTTCCTTCTCTTGGTCTCTACCTCAACCATCCTTTTGAACTTCATAACAAACTATTTATAGAGGGGGCCGAAGCCCCCGCTTGGTTAAAACTTAATCTTCACGTATAGCTACAGTGAGTAGTTCCAATTCACATTTGGCATCTGCTCCTCCTCCGGTAGCCGACAGACGTAAATACCTCCACCCTACAGGATACTGCTTAGTGATAGTATATGTCTGTTCTGCAACGGTCTCAACCCTTGCAGCAATAGTAGTTGTATCTACCCATGTTGTTGAAACGCCTGTTGCGCTATCAAACGCATGATAGTCATTGGTAGCTGCCGTAGTGCGTGTGTGTGCAGCTACGACCCATGCCTCACTTGAAGGGCTGTTACTAAACCTTACAACAGTGTCCGAAGTACTTACATACCACGTCTGAGAGCTTCCTACATTATAGAAGTTTGTCTCATCATTAGACCCCTGTAATTGAAGGGTGAAGTCCGAACCATCACCTGCGCTGTCAATTGAAGCTTGCACATCGTAGTAATACATAGCCGTCTTGTTGACAAAAATATCAAAGGTCTTGGCTGTAGTCGCCGAGGCGGTATCTCCGGCAACGCCGGTATAGGATTCATAAGCCTGATTGGGGTTCAGGCGAATAACCTGTCCCTGAATGTCAGCCACAAAAACAAAGGCTGCAATACATGCTAAAAGAAAAACTATTTTTTTCATGATTTACCTCCTTTTTTATGCTGATGTGATTAACTCTTTCCCTGCTGCGAATGTCCCTCCTACAAAAGCGTAAGCCTCAGGAGTGGTCACCTTCAACCCTGCAATCCTCTCACTGGCAAGAACAAGGACAAGACCGTTAAGTACATCGTCTTCATTCTCATAGTGGAAGGATATGCGCATGTTGCGCTTGATATAAGCCTTGGCTCTGGTAAAGTCACCGACAATAAATTGTCCGGCAGCCAGGTCCAAAGAAGTGGCAATCCTGATACCCTCAAATGACTGCCCATCGAGCCCAAGCATAGGATGCTGGATATAACTCTCAACAGTGCTTTTCAGTAGTCTCATATTGATCTTATCACCAGGATTCAACAGAACGAGGTTGGGCTGGAAGCCCGCCTTCTCGGCATCCGAAGTATTACCATTCTGCACCTGAAGGATAGCTGCTGCCAGCACATCACCTGCATTTGCCGCGGCAACCTTATCGAAGTTCGCCGGCTTGGCAAAGGTCTTGTAATATTCGTCTATACCCTTCAGATATACCGTTGTCCCCGGACCACTGAGCAGCCCTGCTTCCCTCTCACGAGGTATACCGTTCTGCATAAGGTCATTAACTTCTGAGGAGATATATTCAAAGTCTTCGAGAGCTTCCTGGGAAACCTTCGTATAGTCTTTGACAATAGTGATATCTATACTCTGCTTCGTCCAGGTTTTTGCTGAACCCGAAGCCGGGGCTGCCTCCTCGGCAACATACTCCGCAGAGTCTGTGCGCGTGGTTTCTTCCCACCAGGAGATACTGTCGCGTCCCTGGCCTATGAATCCTTTATTCACGGCATCCCATATCGGTGTCGGACGCCAGGGTGCTTTAGCCACACCTATGTCCGTCTGGGTCTCAATCGTTCCCGAATTGATATCATCAGTGTCAATATTGGCGGCCTTAATCTCGAAGGCACCTATCTGTCCGCGCTGTTTGAAGCTTTTCACTTTCTCACGAAAGCTTTCGCCTTTAACGCTCTCAAGGACCTGTGTATACCCGCTCTTGCCTCTGGCAGCCTGGATCTCGTCCATCTGTTTGAGCTGTGTGGATATTTCGTCGAGCTGTTCCTGTTGCTTGGTCATGTCCTCTTTCGAAGCCAGCTCCCCAAGCTTATCACTGATCTCGGCGTGCTTCTCATCGAGTGCACTCAGATCAGCTTTTTCGCTGATAGAAGATTTCAGTTCCTCAAGGGACTCATTGATCTTCTCAGCTTGCTGTTTAACTTTCTTTTCTTCTTCAGTCATCGCTAAAATTTAATTGGTTAAAAAAATATTTTACCAACTCATTTTCGAGTGCTGGCGGGTCCCCAGTGGGAGTGTCAAGCGAGTCGTTAGAATTGAGTAATTGTTTTAATTCGTTATATGTTTTTTCTATCAGCTGGGCCTTCTCATCCGAATAGTTACCCTCGCGCATCATGGTCTCCAGCTCATCCATGCTCTTGATATTCAGCATAGGAGTGTCGGGATTGGCTCCCCAGGTGTAAAGGGTGGAATATTCCCACATCTTCCATTCAAGGACAATACGTTCATCATCGGTATCGCGTTTTATTGCCCTCACCCTTATCGAGTGATCCAAGCTGCGTTGTAGTTCTGCGAATAGCCTATAGTCCTCAAACACATCTTTGACGATCTGCTTTTTCATGTTCATCTGACTCACGGCGACGGCATGGGTATTGGTCTCATAAAGTTCCAAGGGAAGGCCAAGCAGAAAGTCCCCATTATGATTCAGGAGGTGCTTGATCTTAGCCAGGTTATTTTTGAAAGTTCTTTTGAATGATCCGCGGGCAGAGATGTCCCCGTCACTGTCTTCGTTTTCAAATGCATTGATAGCAATGGTTACTATCCCTTTTGCTTCATCCAGATCCTTTACCTGGTAGCTGAGACTTTTACATTTAACCTTTTCTTCCATGACTCACTTTTTTATTTCATAATACATTGTGCACATACAATTAATAACGTTCCCCGGACTTCCCATCGGATCGCATGGATAACGTAACATATCCGGTCCTACTGAAAATTCCTCATCTATCCCCACTCTCTGCTGATTGGCCTCCATATGATCGGGCCGCGAGTTAGGAGCGAATGCCGACAGCCACACTTTATCATGAGGTATACTGGAG